TGGCGACCGTGGTGAGTTTGTTGTTACAGACACAATCGAGGAAACAGCATGATCGATCAATTCGATATGTTCGATGGTGAGGGCGCGTTCTTAGGCAAGATGCGCCACCACTGGAACAAGGCCATTGAGAGCGAGGGCGCGTTTTGCCCTTGCTGTGGCAAGTGGGGCAAGGTCTACAAAACTAAGATGAGCCAGCACCTTGCGCTATGCCTGCGATGGATCAGCACGCATGGTGATTCTGATGGCTGGGCCGATGTGCAGAATACGGCACCACGGTTCATGCTCAAGAGCAAGACCTACACCCTGCTGGAGCATTGGGACTTGATCGAGTCAAAGTCAAACCGCTCTGGCATCTGGCGTGCAACGCTGAAGGGCCAAGACTTTGTCAGCGGCCAGATCAGCCTGCCCTCCGCCGTTCACATCTACGACAACAGGGTGTGGGGTTTTGAGGATGAAGAGGTTTCTTTTCGAGGTTGCTTTGGAAAGCACTTTGACTTTGACGAGATGATGTCTGACCAATTTAAATGGGCCAACCTTCAGGAGAAAAAATAATGAGTGAGACCACTATGAGCGAATACATCAAAGGCTTTGACGCAGGCTACGGCTATGTCCTGCAAGAGGTCGAGAACTACATCAAGCAATACCCAGACAACAAGTTTGCACTGGCAGAGTTGTTGGCGCATCTCAAGATGGAGGGCAAGCCAGAATGACCGACCTGTTTGGACATGAAGAGTTCGACTGGCGCAAAGAGTGGCAGGGTATGCCAGAGTTCTTTCAAGAGGACTTGATGCCACAGCGCGTGATCAATTTGCGCTTCCGATGTGAGGAGGATGTGCAGGAGTTTGCCAAGTTGATCAAGCAGACAATCACACCCAAGCAGAAGGCGCTCTGGTTCCCCTTCGCTGAGTTCCGCAGGGCCGCGCATTTGAGGTGGGTTGATGAACCCTAAGTACCCTGTCTACATTGTGTCTAAGGGCCGCTGGGAAACGCGGCTGACAAGCAAAGCATTGGAGCGCATCAATGTGCCCTACTACATCGTGGTGGAGGAGCATGAGCGCGACCAGTATGCGGCGGTGATCGACCCGCAGAAGGTGCTAGTTTTGCCAGCAGGGTATCTGTGGAATTACGACACCTGCGACGAGGTGGGCGAGGCACGCGGCAAAGGCCCCGGGGCCGCTCGGAACTTCTGCTGGGATCACTCCATGAGCCTCGGCCATGCTAGGCACTGGGTCATGGACGACAACATCGCCTCCTTCAACAGGCTCAATCGCAACCTCATGGTCAAGGTCACATCGGGCACCATTTTCAAAGTCACTGAGGATTTCGTTGACCGCTACGCCAACATCGCCATCGCTGGTTTCAACTACGATTTTTTTGCCAAGGCCAAAGAGCCTCTGCCTGCGTTTGTAATGAACACCCGCATCTACTCCTGCCTGCTCATTGACAACAGCCTGCCAATGCGCTGGAGAGGCCGCTACAACGAGGATACAGACCTGTCCCTGCGCGTGCTGAAGGCCAGATACTGCACGGTGCAGTTCAACGCATTCCTGCAAGAGAAGGCCACCACCCAGACCATGAAGGGCGGCAACACCGACGAGTTCTATGCCAAAGAGGGAACCTTGCCCAAGTCAGAGATGCTCCAGCGCCTGCACCCTGATGTGGCCGAGGTGGTCTGGCGGTTCAATCGTTGGCATCACCATGTGGACTACACACCCTTCAAGCGCAACCCACTGATCCGCAGGGACTGGGTGGCCGTCCCAGAGGGAGTCAACGACTACGGCATGGTGCTGAAAGACATTAGGGAAAATACTTAGAAAATAAATTGATAAAGTGCCTGCATAGTGAAATATGGTGTTACACTTGCATCACTGCAATAAGCAGGTAACAGCGAATCAGGAGCGAATATGAACACAGCATCAAACCCCTTCAGCGACATGGAAGACGACTTGGACTTTGGCGCACCAGCCAAGGCCACAACCTTCGAGGTGGCTTACTTCGAGCAAGAGTGCCCTAAGTGCAGAGGCACTGGCCGCGTCACCTTCGGTTATGTCCATGTTCGCTCTGGCGAATGCTTTGCTTGCAAGGGCAAGGGCAAGATGACTTTCAAGACCAGCCCAGCCACACGCGCCAAGGCCAAGGCCAGCGCACAGCGCCGCGTTACTGCCAAGGCTGATGCACAAGCCACTAAGGTTGCCGAGTGGAAAGAAGCCAATCCAGCCGAGGCCGCATGGATGGAGTCCAGCGCACCGCGTTTTGAGTTTGCCAAGTCTATGCTTGACGCGCTCACCAAGTTCGGTCACCTCACAGAGCGTCAGATGGAAACCGTCCAGCGCCTGACGGTGCAGGATGCAGAGCGCCAAGCCGCTCGTGCTACAGAGCAAGCCGCCCGCGCTCAGTCAGCCCCAGTGGTAACCGTCGAGGCTATCGAGGTGGCATTCAACAACGCCAAAGAAGCAGGCGTGAAGCGCCCTAAGTTACGCCTCGACACATTTGTGTTTAGCCCTGCTGGCGAGACAAGCGCAAACGCTGGTGCCATCTACATCAAAAACAAAGAAGACGGCCTGTACTTGGGCAAGGTTATGGGTGGTCGCCTGTTCACATCACGCGACTGCACCACAGAGGCCGCAGAACGCATCGTGGCGGTCTCCAGCGACCCAGCGCAAGCCGCCATAGCCTACGGCCAGAAATTCGGTGCCTGCTCGGTCTGTGGCCGTGCGTTGACTGACAGTGACAGCATCGCTCGTGGCATTGGCCCCATCTGCGCAGAGAACTACGGGTTCTAAGGGTAAGTCCTTACAAAATAATTTGTGAGGGGCTTGTACAGACCTCACAAGTTAATGTTATACTTTCACCAACAACAGCAATAGTGCAGTTGTCTAACAGCGAAGGAAAGCGAAATGACAAACACAACATGGACTCGTAAATTGGGATCACACATCATTGGTAGTGGTGATGTGCGCGGTGAGGTTTACTTTGACGGCACAGAGTACAGCGCATATGCGCAGACTAGCACTGACTCTGCTTATGAGAACTTCAAGTCTTTGGCCCAAGCAAAACGCTGGGTTCAAAAATTCTTGTCAATCTAAAAGCGAAGGAAAAAAAAATGAAATACCTATCAGATGCAATGGCCCAGAAGCGCAACGAGAACGACGCTTTTGAGGCGCGTCATGCCAAAGCAAATGCCGCACGCGCCAAGCGCATTGCCAAGTTCACACCACGCACAGACCTGCACCCAGCAGTGGGAGTGCTGATGAGCGCCAAGGGTGTGACCTACTACGCGTTCGTTGGTGGCGTGTACCGCGAAGGTTCGCCAGAGCATCTGGCTTCATTGTTAACAGCGTAAGGAGAATCAAAATGAGAGCATCAACAGTAGACCGCACCTTTCAGGATGTCGTATCTTTTGACAACGGCGAGACCGTGCAGGATGTGACCGTGGGTTACAACTACATTCCAGCGGAACTGAATTACCCCTATGCCCCAGATTACGCCGAAGAGTTCGAGGTGTTTGTGTTTGACGACTACAGCAAAGACATCACGGTGGATGTGCCAAGGGACGAGTACGAGCGGCTGGTGGAGGAGGTCAAGGCCGACCGCAGGCAGGTTTTGAAGGATGCCAGCGAATACTAGGGTTTGTCCTGATAAAAATATTTAAAAAAAGTGTTGCCAAGTGAAATAATCGGTTACACTTACAGCACTGACACAGCAAACCTGCATAGTCAGCCAAAAGAGAAGGAACAGCGAAATGAACACAGAACTCAAAAACGAATTGGTAGCAGAATTCAAAGCCCAAATTATTTCCAGCGTGAAATTTCAATTCAACCGCTTGCATGAAATCTTTGGCCCAACATTCCGTGGCGTGTACAACAGCAAGCATTACAGCCTCTGGTCTTTGACAGTGCGCCCATGCACAAAGCGCCTTGGTGACCGTATGAACGACGAGATCGTTTTGTGCGAAGACAACACCAATGAGTACGCTCAAGATCAGGCCGAGTTGTTTGCAGACGAGTTGATCGCCAAAGTGAACGCCAAGGCTGGTGAGTTGACAGACAGCAAAGTGCTTCGCATCAGCGGCGCAAACTTCCGCATCACTGGCATGAAGGGTGACAAAAAAGTGATGATTGAGCAAAACCAAATCATCAATGTGTCAGTCAAGGGCAAATTGTTCAACCAGTTCCCTGCACGCATCTATGTTGACGGCAAGTTCATTTCAGCCGCCGCCTTCAAGAAAATCTAAACCACTGGGGGCTACGGCCCCCATTAGGGAAAGCACCTAGAAAATAATTTAGAAAAGTATTGTCAAGGTGAAATACAGTGTTACACTTGCATCACTGACACAGCAATTCCGCATAGTCAGTTAATAGCGAAAGAAAAGCGAAATGACATACACAACAACAACCCGTAAAGAGCAGAGCGCAATCGTTGACTTTGTCTTGACAGCCAATGGCAACGGCATCACCAACATCTGGGCTTGCCTGCCTAAGACCCACCAGTTGGTTGTGACCAACCAAGTAGGTCAAATCCGCAAGGCCAAGGATTCTCTGGCCGAGGGCTGGGATGAGTTAGGCAACCGTGTGGTTTTGACCACTGACTTGCGTGTTATTCAACAGTGTTAATCAACAGAGAAGGAAACAGCGAAATGAAAAAATCTATCAAACTCAAAGACATCTACGCAGGCCAATTGGTGGTCACCAGCGACAGCCCAGAAGCGCAAGTGCGCACAGTAGAGAGCGTCGAGGGCTTCATGGTTACACTGACTTGGTACGAGGGCACCAGCCAGTGCATCCAAGGCGTGGACTACTCACTGCTGGGTGTGCCTACATTGGCCCAGATCGAGTACAGCATCAGCAACTATGGTCGCCTCGCGAACATGGAAGATGTCAAGGATGTGAGTCTGCTCATCGGCTAAACCAACAGGGGGCTTCGGCCCCCACTACCGAATCAATAACCAACTGAAAGCGAATCGATTATGACAAACGAAATTGAAGTGACAGTAAAGACCGAGCATGGTGTGCGCGTGTCTGTCTCCGAGTGGGACGACGGTGGTGCGTGGATGCACCTGCAAGGCCGCAACGCCAGCATGAGTACAGTGCTGACTCGTGACGAGGCCCAGCAGTTGTTGGCTGGCCTGCAAGCCATCTTGGCAAAAGAGGTGACAGTATGAGACAAACACAACTTGAGTTCTACATCAAGGCGTATGAACTTGAACACGAGTTATTAAAAAAAGCGGCTTTGAGAAACGAAGAACTTATGTCGATCATAAGAATGCTGGTAGAGCAACTTGAGGAGAAAAACAAATGAACCGACAGCAGATCGAAGAGTTCATGGGCGAACTCAGCATTGGTCGAGTCATCCGCAAATTGCCATCCGAGGACAGGAAGCGCGTGTTCCAGCAGTTGGTTGAGACAGCACCAGAATTCTCGGCCAAGCAGTTTCAAATGTTTGGCCTGAAGGGATCGTTCGGGCTGAGTGACCAGCACCGCATGAATATCTCAGCAGGCATCAGAAGATCATTGGAAAAAAGAATGAAGGCAAAACAAGCAAAGGCACAACGATATGAACAAACAGGAGATTGACGACATGATGAAAGACCTTCCAAGCCAACAATTACCCGAGGAGACCGTGTTGCAAAAGTTAATTATTGGTATAATCTTTATTGCGTTTTTGATGTTCTGGATGTGGGTGCCAGACTTCACGCTGGATGAGGAAGACTGCATGAAGCAGGTGTCCAGCGCGTATGTCAAGAACCTATGTAGCGAATCGCAACCGAAATAAAACCGAGTCGGTTCTTGGCCCCAAAGGCCGAGGCCGACAACATCTTCAGATCAGATTGGTCGTTGATGTAGGTGAGACAAGGCAATGGCCTTGATTGGTATTCCTATGCCCAAAGCATAGACTGGCGAACCCAAAGCGAATCGATTACACTGCGATCAATTCGACACTATGGGGAATATGGGTCATGCCAGAAACACCGAAGGGGCCAAAGAGGCCCGCAAAGAACACTAGAGCGGCACAGGAGGCCGCGAAAGCCATTGGGAAGGCCAAGGTAGCCGCAAAGGCCACGAAGGCTTCTACGCCCGCAAAAACAGGCAGGCCAACAAAGTACAACCAAGAGACAGCAGACTTCATATGCATGATGCTAAGTGAGGGGATGAGTCTAAGGCAGATACTGAAGGCTGACACTGCTGGGAGACTTCCAGCGCAGTCTACGGTTTATGAGTGGTTGATTCGCCACGCCGTCTTTGCGGAGCAATACGCACGCGCTCGTGAGGAGCAGGCCGACACCAACGCCGACGAGATCATCGACATTGCCGACGAGCATCCTCCTGAGTACACCGATAAGGACGGTCGGACTTATCTTGACCAAACCTACATTGCTTGGCAGAAGAACCGCATCGAGGCCCGTAAGTGGACGGCCATGAAACTCAAGCCAAAGAAGTACGGCGACAAGTTGGGCCTGCACGGCGTCGAGGGTGCCGCGCCCATTGCGACGCAGGATGCGACGGCCAGCAAGTTCGAGGAGATCATCCGCAACATGGAGATGACCAAGCGTGCTGGCTGACCTGTTCGATGACCAGACGGTGGCCGAGTTCGAGACTCTGCCCGAACATAACCGAATCGCTTTCATCGCGCACGCTCAGTGGATAGCCAAGGCGCACGCCTACCAGATACCGCCAGACCTGCATCTGGATTACCGAGTGTTCTTGATGCTTGCGGGCAGGGGTGCAGGCAAGACGAGGTCAGCCGCCGAGGCTTTGTGGTGGTGGGCATGGACGCACCCGAACACGATGAGCATCGTTTTGGCTCCCACTTCGGGGGACTTAAAATTCACTTGCTTTGAAGGGCCGTCAGGATTGCTTGCCTGCATTCCTGAAGCACTGGTGACCGACTACAACAAGCAAGACCACCTGATCAAGTTGAGCAACGGCTCCAAGATTCGTGGTGTATCAGCAGACTCGTATGACCGCCTGCGCGGCATCAACTCATCCTTTGTGTGGTGCGACGAGTTGGCCGCATTCAACTACCTTGGCCCAAACGAGGCGTGGGACAACATGATGCTTGGCCTGCGTATCAAGCCAGACGACAAGCCCCACAGCCAGCCTCGTGTGATCGTGACCACGACACCGCGCCCCAAGGACTTGATCCTTGATCTGGTGGGCCGCGAGGGTGACGATGTGGTGGTGTCCCGCGCCAGCACCTTCGACAACGCCAAGAACCTCGACAAGGCATTCCAGCGGCAGTTGGACTCGTACAAGGGCAGTAAGTTGTATGAGCAGGAGGTGCTAGGTCAGATCGTTGACCTCGAAGACGGCAAGGTGGTCAGCCGCGATATGTTCAAGTTGTGGCCTGCGCATAAGCCCTTCCCTAAGTTCGAGTACATCGTGCAGTCCTATGACTGCGCCTTCTCAGAGAAGGAACACAACGACCCGACGGCCATGACGACATGGGGCGTGTTCAAGCCGCAGGACGGGCCTATGAGCGTGCTTCTGATCGACTGCTGGGCTGAACACCTGTCCTTCCCTAAACTCAAGCCCAAGGTGCTAGAGGAGTGGCGTGTGTCCTACGGTGAAGGCAGAGAGGCCAAGCGGCCTGACCTGATCCTCGTGGAGGACAAAGCCGCAGGCATATCCCTGATCCAAGAGTTGCGCTATGCCCACCTGCCTGTGCGTGCCTACAACCCCGGCAGGGCTGACAAGATGCAACGCCTACAGATCACCGCGTCCATCTTCGCGACTGGCCGTGTCTGGCTTCCTGAGTCCGACACCCACAAGGGCTATGTCAGGAGTTGGGCCGAGGGCTTCCTGTCCCAGATATGCGCGTTCCCTGATGCGGCGCATGACGACTATGTGGACAGCGCGACACAAGCGATTCGGTTATTGAAGGACATGAACTGGCTCGACATCAATCCAGAACCGCCTGATAATGACGACGACTATCTGGAGTTCACCCAACAGAAACGGGTGAACCCGTATGCGGCATAAGGAGCAACATGGCTGACCCAACCAAAGTAATCAAAGGCGGATTGAGCGCCGTGCGCAACGCAAGCCGTGCGGCAGATCAGGCGCTGGAGGCCAAGAGGCTGGCGCTGGAGGCGGCTAACCCTCCCATCAAGGCGTCGGAGGCTTACGGCCAGCATGAGGGCGCGTATATGAAGCCGATCTTCTATGACCGCATGAAGGTTGATCTGTCTGAGGGCAAGAAGGGTGGCCCCGGGTTCTCTGGCATCCAACTTGTTGACCCCAACTACGCCAAGGCAAAGGCGGCGGCAGGCGTGACCGACCAGAAGATGGCAACGCGTATCCTGAACCGCAACAAGGCTGGTGTTCCCGCAGGTGCCAAGGTGATCTGGACACCGTCGGTCGGTGGCCTTGAGCAACACAAGTCCAACTCAACCCTATTTGGCAAGTTCGCTGACATCTTTGCCAGCCAGCGCAAGAATATGTCTCCCGACGAGATACAGAAGTTAAGCGACTACGCCAGCACTAAGGTGGACAATCAGGGCAAGTTGATCTTCCCTAACGGCATTGACTTAGGCTCCAACAGGTTCCGCCAGAAGGTGACAACCTATAACCAACGCGCCCTGATGGCTGACATCTTTGCTGGCCGTGGTGTAGGTGGTGAGAAGGGCCGCACGGTGCCTGTGGAGGAGTTGCTTGAGAAGAACCTCGACCCCAATGTGGCAAGTGCTGGCACGCTCGATTTAGGCAACAGGCTGTTCAGGCTTGATGGCAGTGTCATTGACCGCCCTGACCTGCACAGCGACTACCGCAAGATTTTGACTGGCGAAGACCTTGGCGTGAACTACATTCCCGTGCCCATCAGAGATGTGTACAGCGACTGGGAAGTGCAGAAGGCGCTTGACTTGGCCGCGCAGGGTAAGAACCGACCCGTCACGCTGATGGACTACACGAAGAACGATCCCACGGTGCAGTTGACCGAGGCGCTGTTGACCAAGATGCAAAAGGCTGGGCAGAAGAAGGGTGGAGTCGTCAGGAGCGAGGAGAGTCCAGAGGATATGGCCCGATTCCAAAAGCGGTATGCAATGCACAAGGCCATCGGTGGCCGCGTCAGCAGTAAGCCAGTCAAGATGGCAAGCGGCGGAAGCATCTTTGATAAGCCAGTCCACATGATTGACGGTGGCAAGGTAGCCAAAGGCGTGATGGGTGCTTTCAACAAGGCCAGCACTGCGGCGGATGCGGCAATGGCCGAGGCCAACCTTAAGAAGATGCTTGAGCCAAGTAAGGTGCAACAACGCCTGTACCACGGCACGACGGCCACTGAGGGCGGTAAAGGGAAAGAGGCCATACGCCGCCTTAAACCTAGCAAGGAGGGCGCGTTAGGCTCTGGGGTATACATGACCCCCAACACACCACACGCAAGTAGTTACACGGGCATTCCTAATGACGAGGCGCTTGCGATGATGAGTCAGGGTAACGATTACACCAAGAAGATGGCTGACCAGTTTATGGCTGACCGTGCGGCAGGCAGACTGCGTGAAGGACAGGCAGGCGGCAATATGTTGCCAGTCTATGCCCAGATTAAGAACCCTCTCATCATTGGTAAGTCAGGCAGGAACATTGACCCAGCGGCTGATGCTCTTATGGGCCTTGGCATGGATGAGGCAAGCGCCATCCGATTGGTGGAGAAGGCGTTTGAAGAGAAGGGTAATATCGGCAAGCAGATTCAGAGCAGGGCGCAGGCCCAAGGCTACGACGGCATCATGCAGTATCGAGGCGACGAGTTGTCCGAGGTGGTGTCGTACAACCCTAACGCAATCAAGAGCGCGATTGGCAACCAAGGCACCTACGACATCAATCACCCAGACTTGAGCAAGGCCGAGGGTGGCGCTATGCTTATGCCAACTAAGAAGACTCAAGGCTTTGAAGAAGAAAAGCCAATGGATAAAAGTGTCTTAGAAAAAATGCACAAAGCGGTTAAAGAAATGCCAAAACTTCCGACAAGCCCACTTGGCTCTGCTTTGAATCTAGGCTATGAGGGATACAAATATTTCTCAGGCAAAGACCCAGTTGGGGAATTTCAAAAAGAACTCAATCGTAAGTTAAACCCCAAAATGGATACAGGTTCTGTGCCTGTTGAGCAATTTGAAAAGTTTGCCAAAGGCGGTGCCGCTCGACAAGAATCACCAGAAGACATGGCGCGTTTCCACAAGCGGTTTGTCATGCACAAAGCCCTTGGCGGTGCAGTCAAGAAGCCCCAGAAGTTTGACGGTGGCGGTATTGCATCACCAGAGGAGAACCTGACGGTTCCTCCAGACCGCGAGACCAAGGCTGGCTTGATGGCCGAGTACCTTGCCAAAGCGGCAAAGGAGCAGGGCAAGGAAGAATTGTCCAGCCTAAAAAAGCCACGCGCCATCACGGACTTGCTTAACCGTGGCGTGCTGGCAAACAATCCATTGAGCGCAGGCGTTGACCTTTTCAACATGGGACTGAATGTTGTTGGCGCAGGAAGCGAGAAGCCATTCCTTGGGTCTGAACACCTAAAGGAATTGATGAACAAGACGGGCGTCACTTCAGGCGAAGAGCGCCCCATGATGGAGACCGCTTTAAGTTTTGCCAGCCCCACGGCAATGATCAAGGGTGCGATGAAAGCAACAGACGCGGCTAAGAAAGCGCCTGAGTTGCTCAATAAAGCATCAAGCGCAATCAGTTCGAGTAAACTATCCCCTCTGGCAACAGAGGCGAAGACTGCATCGGCAGGGAAGCCAACAGGAGCAACATATGCTACAAAACAAGAAGGGCCA